GTGGTTGCTATTTTAGACGGCGAAGCCCGTATTTGTTATGAATGCTGGAATAACCTGGTTATCGCAGAAGCAGAAGAAGAATGATTCATATAGTGGTGTATACAACGTGTATACATGGCCAAACTATATTGGAGAATAAAAAAGAATGGTAAGTGGACTTGGACACCTGCCAGAATTGATACGATCAATCAAAACTATTTGATAGTTTTAAGATTGGAGGAAGAAGAATGAACATTAGAAATTACGATGAGTGTTATACTTGTTTACGAAGAGTTTGTATCTGCTTTTGGAAGTAGATTTATGTCAAAATTATGTGACAGCTGCAAGCGGCTCATTGAATTATTTGGAACTAATGAATTTGCAGTTCCATGGCGTTGTACTTGCAATGCTACGGACAATCCTGAAAATCAGGTGAGGAACGTACAACATCAGTTATCCCTAACTGGATCGGGTAACTTTTGTAGACTCGGATGTTGCGATTTTAGCATAAAATTTGCAAAACATACATGCAGAAAGGCGGAACGACTTTAAAATGCCACCTTCGGTGGAAGAGGCGTGAAGGTGAGAGAAGATAAGTCCGCTTATGTTCGCTCAGTCGTAGACCCCACAGTCTTCACAGGGGTGTGTATGGCGAATTCTATTTAAACCGCCTTGATTACCCCTTGGGTATGGCGAGAAAGAAATCGAATACATACAAGAAACCTTCAAAGATTGAACCAGCAGTACAGACATTGACTTTTTCAGTTCCTGGTGTAGCACCATCTGTAAATCAATCGTTTTTCATTGATCTAAGTCAATGTGCTAGTTTGGTCAATCGACGATTTTATCGTCAAGGTATTAATTGGGCCGTTGCTGGATTTAAATTCGGCACAGCGGGACCATCTAAGGCTTCTATCATTATTTCTAAGCTGCCGAATACATGGATTCTTTCAAATTCTTGGGAGAAATCTATGCGCACTTGGAACAGAATGAATACTGAAGCATTAGCGGAAACTGAAAGTATCCGTCCAAGATTTTTGGATTTCAAAATCTATGCTGATGCGGATCATCACGCCCAGGGCTTTGGAGCGAATTTGTTACCTGTAAATTTGCTAACAGCACCTGCAACTGCTGGTGAATGGGCTCCTTCTTCTATTCATGTTCCACAAACTGATGACGTTGTTGCGGATACCAGAATTGTTAACGAATATGAATTAATTGCCGTTGGTCCTAGTTATCCAGGGCTTGGTGCTTCTGGAAACAATGCAGTGTCTATGATAGAGGGTTATGCAAGTAGTAGGGGACTCCCAAATATTGCAGATCCAAACACTCCTGACGATGCTAGAAACACTACTGCGGAATTCCCACAAAACTGGATGTCGGCCATTTTTAATGACGGTTTAGTTCAGGATTCCGATGTGCTTCGTGATATGCAGTTGGATAACAATATAGCACCATATCCTTTTGAAAATGATGGCGTAAACTTGGATACCATGTATCCTGGTGGAGCGAACCAATTACCTGGTGTTCAGGTCCATTCATGGGACCTTGTTACACCTACTACCATTGGATCAACCACATACTCTAAGGGAGGAAATTTTCCTTGTGGTTTGATTAGAATAGACATTACCAATCAAGACCCTGCACTTCCTGAGTCTCAGGATTTAACTGCAGTGTTTCAAATTGATTTGGTACCTGGTAATCATCGAGGTTATCTGTGTGAACCTATGACGGAGATGTGAGATTGATGCAAGCAGTTGTAGAAAATGCCAAAGAACTAACTTTGGGAGCTAAACTCTTGAAGCAATTAAAAGAGAACCGTGTTGAAGCAATGATCGTAACGATTTTGCTATATTCAACTGGTCTTCTCGAGAAAGCGTACTTTGCAGGAGTGGGTGTTTGTTAATGCAATGTAATCACACTATCGGAAAACGCAAATGTAAGGCTCATGCCCTAAAAGGCAAAAGAAAATGCATGTTTCATGCTAAGCCAGGGCAGAAGAAACGAAACTCGAGAACAATAAAAAAGTGAGCATATGTCATTTTATGAAATAGGCGGATTAATCTTAGACGGAACTTATGGTTACGATCATAGAAGATTTAAGAAAGTACACAATGCAATTAAGCGAGATAAACCTCAAGTGGCAGCTGCTGGAATTGCTGATATTGTTGTTCGTAATCTTAGTGAAACGAAAGATATACCTTATAGTCAAGTCCAATTGGATCTTAGACGACAAATAAGAAAACGACGTTCTCAAGTTAGACGAGTAATAAGCGCAGCACCTGTATCAGCACCTGTTGCTGTCGGTGCTATGTTGTTTTTGACAACCGCAGAAATGTGGACATATGCAGTAGGCTCTTACGACATGTACACTCCAGAAATACAAAGATACGAAGATAGTTTAACACTTAGTGGAATGACATCGAGAGTGATTTGATGGGGAACATAGATCAAGAGAAACCCTGCCCCGAATGTGGCGTGGTTGCTATTTTAGACGGCGAAG